TGGTTAATCCATGACCGAATCGCAGACCCATTGGGCACCCACACTTCCCACTTCGGGAAAGCAGGGGGCCCGGGTCGCACGAGGTACCATCATAGATGGCACCGATTATGACAGCAAATTGCTGTCATTCATGAACGCAATGCGTTCATGTCCCTCCTTCTTCGTAAGGAGGGTTTCCTGGGCCTTTTTAAGGCCCAGAGTGGAGCGGGGAATCATTCTCCCTCCAACAGAAGCACCCTATTTAGGGCAGCTTCCAGCACCCCAGATGGGGGCATATATCCTGGCCAATATTTGGCCGAGGATGTCTCAACAATTTGTTGAGAAAATCCACTTCCTCTGTGGAAAGAGGAGGTTACCAACCATTAAACAATGGTTTTATACTGCTGATGGCAGTATACTCCCGCTGATATTATCAGTGGGAAACCCAGATCTCCATATACGGGAGATCGATGGCCTCACAAAGTATACTTTGGAGGCCTGTGCAAATAATTATTTGCACCACATTGCAGGCCTAAAAGCCTGTAAGAAAGCCCTGCGGAAAGCATGGGCACTTGGCCAAGAAATTGGTCCAAGAGAGTACCTGGAACATTCCAGGTACATACGTGCCTATAAAAGGCACTTTCCCCACAAGAAGAATCTTGTGGAGCAGGGGAGGTATGTCCTTCTCTGGACCCAGTCGCGTGCGACTGGGCTAGCTGATGGTGCCATGATACAGGCATCCATCAAGAAGTTCACCCAAACGGTGACACTTCCTGCATCAACGGTGCAGATGGACCCCACGGTAATCCGTGAGGCCTTCGGAGGAATGGAATTCCTCCGAAGATTAGATGGATCTAATATCCATCTGTCGGCAGGCCCTAAGGCCTGCCTACAGGTCACCCAGGAATATGGGGGCCAAACGGGTTTTATAAAGACCCTAACACGATGCAATTGCGTCGTTAAAGAGTATAGTCCATATACTCTTGAGGGTAGGGACGTAACTCCCCATCCTGTGAGGTCAGTAGGTGACCTCTTATCGTGGGCAATCCATGAGGTGCTCACGAGGCCTATTTTAAATAGTGCCGTACGGCTTCATGCCGTAGCTGAGCCTTCAAAGGCTCGAACCATAACTATTGCTAGTTATGCTTACCAAGTAATTCTTGGTTTTGCCGCCCATTTATGGCAGGCGGCAATAAGCCATCCATCACTAGATGATGGTTTATCAGGGCCTGGGAGAAACCTTTGGAAGTTTCTCTATAAAGGCCTCGATCCGCAACTTCCAACTTGGGGGTTGCTAACTGAAGGGGAATCCCCCCTCCATAGTGTTTGTTCGGATTTATCCGAATCAACTGACTACGGAAACAAATCCGTAGCCCGGCAAATCCTTAAGGAGATGCTGGAGGTAACAAACCTCATACCGGGTGCCCCGATGGGCATCCTACAACTGGCAAAAACCCTCTTTTTGAGGAAAAGGCCAGTTATACTTCCCAGTGGGGAAGTAATTGTCACCCAAAGAGCATGGTTCATGGGTGACCGCTTAACAAAAGTCGTGTTAAGCATAAGCCACAATTACTGTGGCATCAAATCGGGAATCCCGGTTTGGAGAATCGTCGGAGACGATTTTGTTGGGCTCACAAAAGAGCCCAAACAAGGTGAGGAGTATTTCCGTCACCTTAAGGAACTTGACTTTCAAGTTTCAGAAGCCGACAGCTTTATAAGCCGTCGGCTACTCTTCTACTGTGAAGAAGGGTCTCTAATCCCTGAAAGGACCAGAGACCTACCCGCCGTAACTGTGCGGCGGAGAACTCAAGGTTGTTACCTTGATTATCCGAGGATCAGATTAATGATCCCGGCGGTCGTTGAGACCGATGCCTACTCAATGACAAATTTGGGTAGGTTTTCGCTCCTTGGAAAGGAGGCGAAATGGTGCATGCATAATGCACCGGAACTGTATCCTATGTTCAAAAGGGCACAGTTCATCCAGCACCTTACAGTGCCGGCTGATCCGGACACATTGTGTCCGTTTACACCCAAAGAAATGGGTGGTGACGATTCATTTTTAATGAATCCAAACGAGTTCGCAAGCGTTCTCGTTGCCAAGTCAAGAGACTTGGATGAGACCCTTTACAGGATCTCAAGTTTCTTGGACGGAACATGGAGTCCAAGATTCGTTAGGTCTGAAAGACTTAACGAGGTGGTACATAAACACCACCTACTGGTCCCAAAGATTTCGGGACTTAAGCCACTCTTACCGGAGGGCTCATGGCTCAGTACCACTGGGCCTGGTGAGGGACTCAAATCAATGAGGACCTCATATCTGGAAAATCCAGAAAGTACCCTATTTAGGGTACTTAGATCCTTGTATTACAAGGATCTCCTAAGGGGCAAAGAGCCCATTGTGCCCACCTTTGAGGTGGACAGAAGCCACCGCGGAGGTGGCAAAAAGGTCAGACCAAATCTGACCAACTTCCTCCACAAGTGGTTGGAGGAGGGATTCACTTTTAAAAGTGAATATGATTACCTTGTAATAAGAAACAAGGTAAAGACCCTGGATTATATGAATCCAGGGATCGCCTTCGGAATTGGAAGGCTTGAGACTCCCATGAATAGGGAGATAGGACGCCATGTAGTGGAGTCCGGACTATACCAAAACGGTATAGAGAGTGTCCTCAAGTTTATAACTGAGGGCACAGAGCTTCCGGAATTTGTCCGGAGCAGAGTCTCAATATATATTGAGACAGATGGACTGGTAATGCACCAAGTCCAAACCTTGGAAACTATTCCAAGGTATCTTATCCTTATATCACAAGACGCTAAATTAGCGTCAAGGATAAGCCACCTCTCGAAAGTTCGGGAGGCTAGGAGCAAGGTAATCTTGTTCCATCCCGCCCTATATCTTATAGGGCGGTTGGATGAGTTAATCTCATCCCTCCCAAACGGTGATGAAAACACCGTTCTTGAAGACCAGGGTGCAATGTCCTGGGCAGATTCGGTCCTCTTTGAGGACGGAATGGGACCCGAATGGGTCTTTGAGGGTACGTTAGACATACGTACCCATAGGCGCTTTTTCGGCGTCTATCAAGCCATCCTTAAGGATGAGCACGGTGAGGCAATCCCCACCGAGCCAGTTGAATATCAACCGGCATATGGCGACACATATGTGTCGTCTAGTACCTATCACTAGGTACATGACCGCACCCGTAGGCCCTGCGCATACTGCTGCCATCGATTTCTCGGCGACAGTCTCTGCTGCGGGTGAGTGCGACCCGGGTTACTCTGT